AGGGTAGTTACCTCTACGTAGAATAACCCCACCAGCGGCTGGCGCCTGAATGATGGATGAATTCTGTGCTCCTGCACGGTTACGTCGAGGACCTTTCACCTTATTCTTTCTTCTCCGGGTCTTGTTACTGGCTTTTGATGCAAACTGACTTGCCATATTTGGATAGGTATTTACTATCACAGGGTAATTCTTAGGAGCTTGACTACTCAAAGGTTCAGGCAAATCTTGTACTTGATAACCTGAATTTTCGATTGCTAACGCGTCAATATAATCTTGCGGAATAATTCCCTGTTGTAATTTCCTCTGTCTCTCTTGATTCAACTTGTCGTTATATTCACGACTAACTCTAAACTGTTCAGCTAAAGAAGGCCTTGCAGGTCCTAAAATTCCCATAAACTAATTAGGTGATATAGTGGTTTTACTTTCACCTCCAATTGTGATATATTGCACTTTCGAAGAATCGCAAATGAATGACTGGTAAGGTCTTTCAGGAGGGGTCTGAGATAAGGCACCTACAACAGCGACAATAATGACCACTAAAATCCAAACAGCCAATAATGGCAATGGATCTTGTTCAGCAACCAACAACACACCTCTCATTAGAAGTTATAATTGTTAGTGACAGTCATCGTCTCTGCTACGTAAGTATTAGATACAGCAGCACCCATATCTTTCTTAACATCTGACTCAGCACTGATCGCTTTCGTAGCTGCACGATCAGCAATGCCCCCTCCTTGTCCGTTACTACCTCCAGGTCTATTTGCGCCACCACTACTACGACCAGTATTATTATTACTAGAACTACTGTTATCCATGTCATTAAGAATTGGTTAGATTCATGCCCTAGAAAAGTGAAGTAGGCTTCTTTCCTCCTGAATTGGACCACAAATGTGATCTAAATTCAAGCACGAGAAACCTGCCTCAAGGGCCAATTGTTCATCAGGGGTTAAGCCAAAAGCCAGCCAGAAAGAAAATCTGGCTTCATCAGTAGGATCAAGACCCTGGTAGTTCCCACTTCTATGGAACCTATATAACCAGGAATCGTGAACAGATCGGGAAACTCCAGACTTACTACCTTTGTATAGTGGATACTGTTCAAAGAATTTAGCCATAACTGGAACCCCGTCATTCACAACCCTACCGCCGCTCCCAACTGCAGAGACCCAAGTTTCCAAATTCACTTGGTTACTAAGATCATTGAGAGAATGCAAATCCTTAGATAAAGATTGGTGTAAGTTTCGCACCATTCGATATTTTCCATTCACAAGGATTGGCCTAGTCTGGCAGAACTCCACATGCTCAAGGACAAATACAGGCTTTTCCACTTTCATGGTGAATCCTAGACTTGTATAATATTCCTTGAGTCCATGCGTTGCCCTAACCAAATCACGTCTCTCTACCACAAGCATACAATCATCTCCATTGTTTGCCAACCGGAATTTTTGGATTCCCTGGTTCTTACACCAGTTCCACACGGTTGAACACATAAGGAAACAATTACCACTAGAGGTATTCATGTCACCAGACATTCTGCAACCTTCAACCCTATACTTAATACTGCCATCTGGGCAGCGAGCTAATCCGCGGTTCTTGAGTTGCCATGACAGCAACCTAGCAAGTTCCTTGCGTTCGCTTCTAGGGAAAAGGGCTAACCACATGCTATGCTCATACTTAAGAGCATCAATCGACACATGTTGGTCAAATCTACTGGCATCCATACCAATACCAACTGGATCCTTGAATGAGTTCCATAACTCACTCATATCCTCTCCAGCCTGGTCAGCATTAATACCTTTAAAAATAGTTCGACCACCAAACAACCTATTTATTCCTCTAAACAAAATTTCCTCAGCATGACGTAGATATCTACCAACTTCCACATTGTATCTCGGCTTTCTGGGCTGAATTACACGTGGAGCTGGGTCGCATTTGGCAGTCAAGTTAATCTTTTCTGCCTTAACAAAAGTACTGAGCCACGAGTCACTCTCCTTAATGGATAGCACTGCTAACGATTCAACTGCTTCGGTATACCTCTTTAACTTCTGACCCTTATAAAATCCCAGGAATTCCTGGGGTGTCAACCGGGTGATCTTAGGTAAAGTGGCTATCAAAGCATCTCTGAACCGGACTTGCCTCTCAAATACTCCTGGGGTGGGCTTTGGTGTGGGAATGAGTTCTCCGTTGACTTCAACTTTAAACACACGCTCCACCAACCCCCTGCGAACATTGCCCAATGAGTGATCATGCACTCCATACCGTATATTGGGACCCATGCCTACGAAACGGTACAATTTACGTGGCCGGGCTA